GGACAGCCGATCCGGGAATATACCTATAACGGCAATGACGACCAGGAACGTTACAATCTCATGCAGGACGCACATGAAGCGGGCGGTTCTTCCGTTTACATCCATCCTGACGGGACCGGCCTGAAACTGCTGGAGGCAGGGAATAAGTCCGGCTCCAGTGATTTGTACAAAAACCTGGCGGCTTTCTGCAATTCGGAAATAAGCAAACATGTCCTGGGCAACACGCTGACTACCGAAGCCGGGGAAAAAGGGACGCAGGCTTTGGGCGAAGTCCATAAAAAAATAGAAGACAAGCTCCTGGCACAGGATAAGCTATTTGTTCTCAATGTCCTGAATTATCAAATGACCGACATATTCGAATCTTTCGGCATTAACGTGAAAGGTGGTAAATTCTCGTTTGTCATTCCCAAAGATTCCAACCAGACGCAGAGAATCGATATCATCACAAAGCTGTCCTCACTCGGACTGCCGATCAGCCATGACCAGTTATATGACGAGTTCGGCCTGAATAAACCGGATAACTACAATGAGATCACCGCCGAAAGGGAAAGAGAAAAAGATGATACGAAAATACGCCTGAAGGAAAAAGGAGCCGAAAAAAAGGAAGAAACGAAAGGTACGGAACATAATAGCGGAAACGTGAGCTCCACGCCCAAAAGGGCGGTCAAGGGGAAAATGATACGGACCTTCTTTAAAAATCTGACATCCCGTTTTTTCGGAAAAGCCCCCAAAAGCAAGGGGGCTTTAGGATGGTAATGAACGGACTGTATGCCGACACCCTGGAAGAAAGTTTCGTTTTTGACGGGAAAGTTCTGCAAGAGGCGATCCGAAAGATATACGGAAAGGATTTTAACACGCTGACGGATATAGAAAGAGGCTTGTGGAATGAGTTCTGGAAGGCCTTTAATGAAGCGACGGATACCGGGTTCCATGAACGAAGCCCCTTTCAGGACGATTACGCATTCTATCGGGAACTGCGTTATAACAATGCCGTCTTTGCTGCATTCAAGGCGCATCGCTTTCAAAACGACATCGCCTCCCAGCTTCAGGATGAAGACGGGCAGTTGAAACCTTTCGACATTTTCAAACGGGACGTGGAAAAGTTCGTTTCCCCGCTTCACCTTGAATCATGGTTACAGACGGAATACGCCACGGCTGTGATCCGTGCGCACCAGGCAAGCGACTGGAGACGCTTCGAACGGGATAAGGATGTACTTCCCCGCTTGCGTTGGGTGGAAAGTACGAGCGTGCATCCCGGAGAGGACCACCGTGTATTTTGGGGTACAATCCGTTCGATAGACGATCCTTTCTGGTCGGCACATCGTCCGGGGGACAGGTGGAATTGCAAATGCAGCCTGGAGGCAACAGACGAGGCAGAAACGGATATCCCTGATACCGGAAATCTATATGCCCCGGCTCCCGGACTGGATAATAACCCCGGAAAGGATGCGAAACTTTTCAGCGATACCCATCCGTATATACAAAATGCCTATAAGGGGGCGAAAGAGGCCGTAAGGAAATTCATATCCAAAGAAACGGTCGGTCAAGGAAGGAACTTAAAGGAAGACGTAAAAAGTCAACGCCAGGAGATAAAGTCGTGGGCTGTCGGGAATCTGGTCGGAAAGACGGTCATGGCTCCCGGGTTAGGAGCTCCTGTTTCCTTTACGGTTGGAGGAATAAAAGAGGCTTTGAACCAGCCACACAAATCTCCGATGGAGAAGAACGAAGCTGTAAGGAATATTGAAAGCCTCTTGAAAAACGGTCGTTATGCCAAATATGCCTCCGATGAAAAAGGGAATCCGATGGTGAAGGGATACCATTACGTGGAGATAGATATCGATGGTGAACCTTCTTTTGCGGTGATAAGGGAGATGACAGGCGGGGAACTCGTGTTCTATTCCATTGTGGAAAACATAAAAAAGAAAGAGTAACCAAAGCCTTTAGTGAAGGATGTGCAATCCAACCCAGTACAGTAGGATACTCTTTCTTCTTTGCTGGCAAAGATACATATTTTATTATAAACCAAAAGCAAACATGAGTGACTTTAACAGATTGATCGGTAAATTGGAAAAGCAGAAGGCTTCTTTTCAAAAGCTGCTTGACGTGACCCTGCCCAAAAAAGTCGGGAATGCGGCCGTCAACCACTTCAGGAAGAATTTCCGTGACGGTGGGTGGAACGACAACGGCTTGAAAAAATGGAAAAAAACACGGCGTGAAGAAATAAGTTCCGCCAGGGCCGAATACCGTTACGGGCCTTTGCTCAGTCGCCAGGACCATCTTATGAAAAGTATCCATTTCACCCCTGAAAGCAAGAAAGTGATTGTTTCCACGGATGTCAAATATGCCACTTATCATAACAACGGGGCGGAAATAAGAGTGACTCCCAAAATGAGAAAGTTCGCCTGGGCCAAATTCTTTTCCGGAGCGAAGATCGCCAAAGGGGATTCCGCAAAGGTCAGGAAGCAGAAGGCAGCAAAGGCAGGTGAAGAGGCGGAAGTATGGAAAAGGCTGGCCCTGACAAAGAAAAGCCGCCTTCGTATTCCAAAGCGCCGGTTCATGGGCCATTCCGCGGAACTGGATGAAAAAGTAATGAATATCGTGGAAGAAGAAACACGAAAGGTTTTAAACTCATAACATATCAAACGAACTATGGAAGATTTATTCAATGAAATTCAGACGGCCATAGCTGAAAACATGCCGTCCGTCAGCCTGGTCGATGAAGACTACGGGCAGTTGCAAACCGAAGAGGACCATTATCCGGTAACATTCCCCGCCGTCCTGATAAACATGGAAGGAGTCGCCTGGGAGACCATAACGGACGAATACCAGCGGGGAACCTTCACCATCACGATAAAACTCTGCCTGGATTGTTACGACGATACACATTATACGAGCGGGGTGGCGGGTAAAGCCTCAGAGCGGATCGCGATGTTCAAGGAACTGCATTCCGTCATCCGGCAGATAGAACCGGCCAACGCCACCACCCTTGAAAGGATATCGTCAAGATGGTACAGCCTGCCTGGCATAATAAAAGTGTATGAAAGCACGTATGAATGTATCGTGGATGAAGAACCGGCTTAACGAAACAGGCTTAGCTGTTTTTCCGTAATACGGGGCATACGGCGGTGTGGCGACTGAAGAACCGGCACACCGTCTTTTTCATGCCGGTTTCCGGCCTCCCGGATTATGGACAGTATTCTTTCCTCCGACAGAAAAAATTCCTCCTCCGACAGGATTTTAAGGACATCATCGAAACGGCGGCGGCGAACTTCCGTCCAATAGTAATAACGCCGGATCAAAGCCTCGTTCCTCTTTTTTATCAAATTCTTATTCCTACCCTTAGACATGTTCCTTTTGTCTGTTTATATGACAAAATTACGGTCATACTCAATACGATGCAACTTATGGATATAAAAAAGCCTGTTTCGGGAAAAAGAATTTTTCGAAGGATAAATCTTCTGATACAGGTGAACTAATTTGATCTGCAATAGTAGATATTTAAGATGTCATAATAAAATAACTACTTTTACGTATATTTGTAGGCAAATATGAATAATGACAAAATCTTTATTATCAACCTTAAATGCAAATTTATAATTAATGAATGAAAACAAGAATCATGCAATACAAAGTGACCTTAATTAGGTTAGGACATGTACAACATTTAGTAGATTTCAATTCTATTATAAAATGGAAGTCTCAATTATTCACTATTTCAGGCATAGATTGTATTGAACATCTTCCAGGTAGTGATGTTGAAGACGGCTTTCTTGATGTTAAATATACAAAATCAAGATTAAAAACATTAATATCTTGTCCTGCAAATTCTGATTACGCAGTAGCAGTAATGCCATATAGATTTGAGGATAATTTCTATATGCATAGG